ATGTAATACTGTTTCAAGAGTTTCAGCCGCCAGTGTGTGAGATTCATCGCCAATTACTACATCAGCATTAGCAAAGAAATCATAGGCTTCAGTACCCGGTTTAAGCATTGTTAGTGACTTTGACACGCACACTGTAAACAATTTACCTAATCTTTTTTTACCGCCACCATAAGCTCCGACATTAGATTTGCCAAAATGGTGCTCAAATTTCTCCAAAATTTCTAGAAATATAGACTTACTAGGTGTAACTATTACGGTCTTAAGACCTAGCTCACGGGCTAGTGTCAAAATAATAGCTGTCTTACCTGAGTTATGGGTAACGGTAAAATCATCCATAACATATAAATTATCGTTGTCAACTTCAAAGCCAAAATATTCATTTTCTGGCAATTGCTTTACTTTAAAACCTGTTCTTAATACATTTTTTACTTGCTTTCTGGGTTTTGCTTTTTTTCTTTCTAATATAACTGGTATTCTATTAATATTACCAGAAATTGTAATTCTATAATATGTTCCTTCGATTCCATTTTGACTTTTCTTTTTTTCTTTTTTTTGGTAAGCTGCAAAACCAAGTGATCTTGCTATAAAAAGTATATCATCGGATAATTCTTTGTTTTTCTGAGAAATTTCATAATAATTATTTCCTAAGTATCCATCGGAATCTATTACACCAGCCAATAATTTAAGTCTTGTTTCTTCTGAATTTATTTTAAAATCTTTTGGAATATGTTTGTTTTTTATTAAGTCGTAATGTTTTAGATTGTTTTTTAGTGCATTTAACCCTTTTCCTCTAAGTGGATTATACATGTAATAAGTTTTAGACAAATTGTTTTTTGATATAACTTCTTCTCTTATCATTAAACCAAGTTGCCTTGCGTATTCCATCCATTTTTCTTTAATTTCGCAATCCATTGTAGTTAAAGCTGGACCATCTGAATTCCCATTGCCAAGCCAAATACCTAATATATAGGGGTCGATAGCGGTTAATTTGCTTTTAAAATCAATACCTGTTCTATATAGTTTATATCTATGTTTAAATGATTTTGTTTGTTTTAAATAATCTTTTACTGATATATTTACAATTGGATTTGTACCTTTAAAATCACTTCTTCTTTTTTTGTTTTTTATACGATATTGAGATTGATTATTAGTTCTTTGCAAGGATAATATATGCCCCATATTAACTATAAAAGACTCCCCTTTAACTGGAATAATTTTTGCCATTTTTTCTTTGCCTCTATGTAGTTTTAATACTTTACGAGGTTTAGAATCTGGCCCCATTAACAAATCACCAACAACAATATCTTCCACTTTTTTTAAAGAACCATCATACATTAATATTTCTTGTCCCTTAACGTGACATCCCGTGCAAAGCTCTACACAGCCATGTTTTGCCTGAATAAGACGTTCTACAGATTTTTTCTGGTATGGATATAGCTCAAATGGCAAAGCCTTTCTCCACGGCATTTTGCGTGGCTCTGGATAGCTAATACGGTTGTGTATATCAAAACTATACCCAGACAAATATGGTAAAGAGCCGGGGTGAAAGTATAATTTCTGGTTCGATTCCATTCTAAGCATACATGTTTTTAGTTTGGATTCCAGTTCCTTTTTTCTCAAATCATAGGTATGAGGCTTGTTTTGCTGTAACCACCTGTTTTTTTTGAGTTTTTGCAAAGCAAATTGAGCTGACGTATCACTATAAGTCAGGCTTTTTCTCAAATCATCAACAACTTCTTTGGTAAAAGTTTCGAGATAGCATTTGGTTGGATTTTCTATTGTAATCTTTATCATATAACTATATAATATCACAAATGATTTGTAAATACATAAAAAAAATTTTTAATATTCAAAAAACACCAAAAAAAACACTTAAAAAAGGAGATTTCAATGGGTTACAGCTATAGTGCCAAATCTAAGGCCAAACTGGAGACTTGCCATCCTGATATTCAGAAAGTCTTTAATGAAGTAATAAAACATGTTGATTGTTCCATATTACAAGGAGTTAGAACAGTTGAAGAGCAAGAGGAGCTGGTAAGAACTGGAAAATCACAGACAATGAATTCTAAGCATCTTAAACAGGCAGACGGCTATTCTCATGCCATTGACGTAGTACCTTACCCCATAGATTGGTCCAATCGTGAAAGATTTATTTTGTTTGCTGGAAAAGTTCTTGGTATTGCCAAAGCTATGAGCGTAGACTTGGTTAGTGGGGTTGATTGGAATGACGATGGAAACATCAAGGACCATTCTTTTTTTGATGCTCCCCATTTTGAATTAAAGGGCAAAAAATAATAATATATATTTCATAAAATTTATTAAAATCAAATATGCTATTTACTTTTGGGGCAGTTATGGCCTGCCCAATTAATTTTATCAGCAATTGAGCCTTTTTTGTTACAAGCCGTTGACTCTAAATAATTTAAAAAAAGTAAAAATCCAATTATTAGAACTGCTTTAACAATATGTTTTTTTTTCATTAATATATCCCCACTTTAGCTTTGGGGTGTTTTGCACAATCTTTTCTAATTCTTCTTAGAAAGTTTAAGGCACCTTCATAATCACCCCACCCATTTTTAGGATTCATTTTTCTATATTTAGATGGGTCTGATTCTATTTTTTCAATTGCATCAGCCAAGTGTTTTCTAGCACTTTCACAACCCATATCATGGAGACCTCTTAGGCCTTCCTTTAAATCAAAGGCATCATAATACATTTCTGATACATTATAAGTGTAATTACCACATTCTTCAACGCAAACATCTTCAAAACCAGTATTTACAGTAATTTGCACATCATAACTCATTTTAATTCCTCAAGATATTTAGCTAGTTCTTTAATTTCTTTGTCGGTTAGTTTTTTTACAAATGGATACATTCTTTTTGAGTAACCGCTTGTGCGTTTTTTATCTCGAATCAATTTAACCTGATCTTCAATGTACCATGCGTGTTGCCCGGCAAGTCTGGGGGCTTTTTGTGATTTTTTCCCTTCGGCTTTTTTTCCGTGACACGACATACATTTTCTTTTATAAAGTGAATTAGCATTTGCTGCTAATGAAAAACTCATTAAAAATAGAAATAGATATTTAATCATTATGCCTCCAATGATCTTTAATTTTTACCAATCTATATCCTCTTTGTTCTTTTAAATGTTCTTTAATTTTTTCTAAACCAATAATTTCTAATAAATTACCAACATTCATATCATATAAAACTGAATTTTCAAATCTTTTTCTAAATTCTTTTAAAATCTCTACATCTGTCATGCAATCCTCACTTCCATATTTGTACCATCATATCTTTTAAGCATATCAGTACGCATCATAGCTTTGATTTTGTGAAGCATAATTACTTCTTTATTGAATACTTTTGGACTTCCTTCAGCACATCTAAAATAAAATTTACGGATATTTTTTGGGTGCTTTCTTAGTACTCTAGCATATAATTGATTAGAAATATCAACATCGCTACTGCATCTCATGTCAAAAAGGCCCGTAATATTGCCATCTGAAAACCCTAGAATACCACGTTGAATTACAATTAAAGTATCATAATCACCATTTTTGAAATCTTTAACCATTTCGCTTTTCCGATCATTTTTACAATTAGAAACGGCTACTTTTCTACCAATTGATTTTAAGTAATCGGCTATGACATTGGCTTCAGAAATTCTTTTGCAAGCTATCATAAGTTTTGACAAATCAAAACCTTTTCTTTTAGCTTGTTTATACATTTGATCAATTACATTTTTAATTTGTTTTTTGGATTTTACCTCTACCACATCCATATCAACTGTAGCAAAAACATTTTTTTTAATAAGTTGTTCGCCAGAAATATATGTAAACTCATATTTTTTACCAAAATTTTTAAGTCTATTGAATTCAGATGGAGAGCCGGTCATCAACAATTGATGTTTAGGCTTTAATTTTTTAACAATATTTTGAACCATTTTTTTTAGGTAAAATTCATGGCATTCATCAACAATAAGTAAATCAACAAAATTATATGGGTATTTTTTGATAGCTTGCGGTAGACCAATCTGTACTTGGACATCTTGGCCAAACTCACCAAAAGTATAGCCGATCTCAACATGGGGGTTTTGTAAACTTTCAATATATTGATTTTTAAGTAGGTTTTGCCCGTGAGTTAGGACTAAAACTTTAGCGTTTGGATGTTGTTTAAGATATTTTGATATCACAATATGTGATATCGTGGTTTTACCAGAACCCGGCGAGGCAGCTAGAACTGCTGCTTCGACACCGGTTTTTTGGCAATCTGCCAGAAGTTTGTTTGCTGAATATGTTTGATAGCCATAATCACTCATGTACATATGGTATCATGCATTGCACATTAAGTCAAGAAAAAGTTATGCTTGCCCAATCACATCTTCTTCATCGGTTTCTTCAGAACCATCTTCATCAATTTCTTGATCTTCATCATCCCATTTTTTAAGAATTTTATTTATTTTCTTGCTTTTTTTATCTTTTTCTTCATCTTTTTGTAGAGAATTGTTTGCGCTATATTGGTGCAATTTTTTAAGTATGCTAGTAAAATCAAATTCTTTTTCATTTTTAGCAACTAAACCTTCAAGCTCATCAATGCTTTCACCAAGAGCATCGCCTTCAGCCATTTCCTCTGGCGGCATCTCTTCTGGTGGAAGCTCTTCTTCCATCGCAGCCTCTTCAGGTGGCATTTCTTCTGGTGGAAGTTCTTCACCCGGCATACCACCCATAGCTGCTTGTTCTGCTGCCATTTGAGCTTCTTGAAGTTGCTGTTGTAACATTTGCATTTCGGACTCTCTTTGCCCTTCTTGCATTCCAAGTCTAAAAGCAACATCTACAGCGTTCATATATTTAGAACGTAATTCAAAATATTTTTGTTTCCAATCGGTTTTTGCGGCCATTTTTTATATCTCCTATTCCATATCTTCATCTAACATATCTTGTTGAAGCATTTTTAACATCTCAACAGCATCAGGCCTGTACGCAAAATATGCCTGAACAGCTTGAGGGTTTAATTGCATCATCATTTCAATTTGCTGAAACCAAAAACCATCTCTTCTATATTTAAGTATTGGATCGACCATATAAGCAGGGTCAATTTTATGTCCCATATAATTAGAAGTTTCAAGATATTTATCTACAACTACCTGATATCTTTCATTAAAATCAACTTTACCAGCTAAATGTTTTCCAACACTTTTTTTGTCAACATACTCAAGAATTTCATCCATATTCATGTGAATAGGCGCATCTTGCTGCAATCTCAATGCCTCATCCTGCCTAGTGTCAGCGTCAAGGCCAGAAAGAGTTATAGTGCAAATTTGAGCTAGTTCTGGATCAATAAGTGGGAATAGTTTTTCATTAATAAAGTCTTGAAACTTTAAAATTAATGGTCTAATACCAGTATCACGGGCCGCAGTAAGTTTATATTCATTATTTGCTTCTGATAGAGATTGTTGATTAGTACCTTTTGAAAGATGACCATAACCCGGTAGTTCATCAGGAGACATACCAAAAGCAGATAAGATATTTCTAGCAACAGAATCGTAAAGAAATTGAAATTCGCCATCTTTCTTTTGTTGATTCATTGGAACCCATTGCACATTATCTTCAGAAGATACACCAAAAATAGGTGTTCTAAACGAATTACCAACACTGTTAATTGACGCATTAAACTGTTGTTTAATACCTTCAATAGTGGCGTGGTCAATTTCATCGGATTGAACCACAAGAATACCTTTTGTAGCTCTACCATTTGCAAAATAAAGCCTGTTATAGGTTTCAATTGAAATATGTGTTGTAACAGCTTGCATGATAGTATCAAGCGGTGTTACCGGATATCCGTTATGCTCAATATCGGTTGAAGGATACAGGTTGCAAACAAACATTTCTTCTTGAGTAAAAGCTTGCCTTGGAGTACCTTCTAAAACCTGTATCCAAGAATAACTTCCAGCAAGAGCTGATTCAGGGTCAATTTTGTGACCGGTCATTTCCTCAAGAAGTTTAATAGATGAACGCCTTACATCATCAGCATACTCACCTTGCTTAACTGCTTTATAAATTGTACCAGCATCAACCGGCCTAAATCTATGAAAAAATTTATTTCCAAAATCATCTTCTTCATATATTGCTTCTGTACAAAACCTGCCAAAAGATAATCCATTTATAGTTTGAACATAAAACCATTCTGAAATTGACATTTTATCTTCTGAAGAAACACCTTCATTACTTCCACAGTTCATTAAAATATTTAATACACGATTAATTCTTTCGTGAATTTTAATTCTTTGATCTGGTTTTAGAATTTGTTCGTAATCTTGTTTTATATTACACTCAACACCAATGTCAAACCTATCTTTTCTTACACGCCCAAACATAGACATTGTATTACCTCTAGCTCTTAAAATAGAAGCTATAAGATGGTCTTCTTGTCTAATTCTTTTAATAGTCCAATCTGGAAGTAGGCGTTTTTTATTTTTAAAAAGACCAAAATAATTGTCTTTAGTTACCGGGTCTTCGGTAAACGCAATTCTAGGCACACTAGTTTTATTTACTTTTTTTAGCGAGCCTGATGAGAACCCAACTAAATCAGAAAGTGATTTTTCTGAGCTAAAATTTGTATCATAAGATTTTTGAAGTTGTTCATTAATTTCATTTGATAAAGCAAATAAAGTTTTCTTTTTGGGTGTAGAATCCCGATTTTTTGCGATACGTTTTGCAAGTTTTTCTAAATCTTCTTTGTTATCAAACATAATTTACTCTACTATTTCCCTGCAATAAAATAAACATTTACAGGATCATCATTTTTATTTATAATTATAACATCGTTTATTTGGGTGGTTTTTAGAAAAAAACCATTTTTCATTACTCCATTAATTAAAAATGGATTAATTGTAGTTTGCACAATACCATTAATTGCAACATCGCATTTTTTATCTGCTTCAATATAAACAAATTTAAAAAAATCTATATTGCTTTCTTCTGATGGAATAAAAAGCCCTGAATTTAAAAAATCTACAGAATCAGAAGAAGCTGAATTTATGTAATTATAAGAAAAATTTATAATATCACCGTGCTCAAGGCTTTCAACACCGCCTTGAGCCAAAGAGTTTTTCCAAGTAATTTTTGTTCTATTATCTTCTACTTGAACATCAAAATCTTGCCCTGCAAAAGCCATTAATCTTCCAATGGACAACATTAAAGTATTTGGCACTATTTTTTTTGGTATATAAATATAATCAAGATCATCGTTAGTGGTTAAAGTCAGCGTTTCTTGAGCAGGAATTGGGGTCGCAGGATATTCGGCACTGTTTTGAAATCCGCTAACTAAAGAAGAGGACAGCAAAAGTCTTCTAGAGTTAGCTTTTATTGTTGCTTCTTGTATTAATTCATCATCTAAATTTACCCCAATATATTGAAGGTTTCTATTAAAAGTTGTGTTGGCGGTGTTTGTATTTTCACCATCATAACCTCTTAAATCTAGCAATAAATTCATTCTGGACATTATTAATCTACCTTTGTATATTATTAAAGATTATTATTATACATCAAAAAAAATACTCTTTTTTTCCTGTGATTTCCTTGACTTATGTTTTTGACCGCCTGTTAAGTCATTGATTTTGTTTTGCAAATCTCTAGGTCTTCCTTTAATATTTTCAAGATCATAACTGAACAAAACTTTAGAGCCTTTACCAAACATACTATAAAAAAAGTATCTAATCATATCCATAATATCAGCAGTTCCATCTTTACCATGCTCTGGCTTACCATCAATAGGATTTCCCTTACCATCAAGTTTCCATTTATAAGTCTCAAAAGCATCAAAAACACGTTCATTATTACGTGTTTTTAGTACCTTAAAATGTCTATTATTGTTTGCATCTACAATTTTAGATTGAACAACAGTAATACCATCCACAACAGATTCCACACCTTTTTTAACGCCTATTGCCGGAATTTTACCTTGGGATGTTTTTGTTTTTCTAAGCATTTTAATATATGCTGGATAGTTCGAGTCACAAAACCATTTGTTAACCCTATATATTTCCGTAAGCTCTTTTACTTTTTGAACAATTTCAGGTATTTCCATGTCTGGAGCTGAAGTAATATCAACAAGCCATGATTTTCCACCAGCTATTTTGGCAAATACACCCAAAGAAGTTTCGTCAGTATTTCCCCAATCGGCAGCACCATAAAATTCAATTCCAAGATTGTGCATAAATTGAACTAATTCATCTAGGGTCTTGCCCTCAACTTTTTCACCTGACAAATATTTCCAAGCTTCATCAATACTAATAGCATTATCAACAATATCAAATCTAGGGTAAACAAGACCGCTAGAGCTTGGCTTGTTACACAATAACTGTGCCTCACCCATTTCAGGCGAGGTTTGTTTAAAGTTATTGTGAACCGCATAGATAGGTTTATAAAGATCGCCTACATCATCTTGCGGTCGGTCTACAAGAGAGTTTTTCATAACCGATAACATCGGATGGTCAGCAATTCCCGAATAAACTTTTACCGCTTCATATTTATGTCTTGATTCTTCATTAAGTTCTTCAAACTCTTCAGGAGATAAATTTCTTAATGGAAGCTCCCTACCAACATATCTTGTTACTTTTTCTTTATTTTTTTTGGCCTCTGATTCTGGAATACGTTCAGTCACATCAATAATGTTCCAACGTAAAATTTCTCCACCAGATCGTTCTGTATCTTTAAGTGTTTTCTCCATTAATCCACCGGCATACTTACGAGTGGAAAGATAGACGGTTAGCGGAAAATACCCTTTATAAACACACGGAATCATTTTTGCTTCTTCCAATGCTCTTGGGTCTTGAACAACATCTATCTCATCCATAAACAGCATTGGAACATGTTCCGAATTATGGGTTAATATACCATTAGCAAAATAATTGTGATTTCCTTCAACTTCAAAGTCATAAGTAGTAAAAGACTGAGAAGTTTCTATTTCTTCTATTTTTAAAATCTCTATTTCTTCTAACATTCCAAACTCCACTTCCGGTGTCCGTAATCATATATTTTATACAAAGCTCTTGAATGCCCCAGAAACTTTCTACTAAACACGCCTCCTTCTGCTTGTGCTTTTTCTGTAGGATATTTGTTTAGTATATCCGGGTCATTTATTTTTCTACACTTAAATCGCCACAATCTTTTTTGGAAATCGGTATAATAATAGCTAGGCTCTGTTGTTTGAGTAATTTCTTTAAACCCTAATTTTTGATAAGTATTTCCAAGGCTCAATCTGTTATTGCTGTATGTGATCAATTTTTTATTATATTCTTTTATAAAACACTTGATTATTTTACTAGCATTTCCATATATTTTAAGGCCTGATTTAGTCGCAAATCTTGCTATTTCCCAGTAGTTTTTGTTATTGAAGGGAACCCTAAAAGACATACATGAAACAAGTTCATCCCCATCAAATAGGCCATATGCGAAACTTGCTTGTACATGGCCGTCTAGATGGTATTTATCAAAAAAAGATTTAAACCCTATATTCTTGTTAATTTTTTTTATTTCTAACTTTGATGCCCTCATTTTTTTATCATAAATACCCAGTCTACTTTTGATCATAGATTTGACCAGTTCTTGTTTTAAAGGATCACTCCACTCATCTTCAAATATAGCTAGTATATTTATGTTTTTTTGATTTATTTTACAAGCCTTTTCTATATTTATTTTTTTAGCATTTTTCTTTACTTTTTCACTGTGCCAATAAAGACCGTCGAATTCTACTCCAAATTTAAACTCTGGAATATAAATATCAATCTCTAATGGATGAATAATATCTCTATTGTTAATTTCTATTTTTCCCTTATAAATAGTTTTTATATACCCAACAATTTCTTGGTGTGCTTTTGAATAAGGTCTATAACAATGTTTGCATCTTTTTCCATGGTTGTAAAAATTACTAAACATAATCATTGTTTTGTGGTCATTTGGACATATTACGCTTATTGGCTCATATTGGTTTTTGTATTGTTTTAAATCTGTTTTATAACCTTGTTCTTGAATATATTTTACAACAAAATTTGTATCATGTCTTTTTTTGTGGCAATCACCTTGGCTACACCTAGCATTTTTATGTTTAAAATCATGATAGCTAACACTATACTCATGACCGTTATCGCATATTGTTTGTATTTTTTGCTTGGTATTTTTATAGCTCTCTTTTTCGATATTAACCCTATATTTCTTAGACTCAAAAAAAGCCTTGATTTTTTCAAAAGAGATAGACTTACAGGCTAAACACCCTCTTCTTTTTTTGTTTTTAAACTCGTTAAACGAACACTTTTTTAAATGACCATCCTTGCAGGTCATCTCTAGTATAGTATTAGTGTTTTTATACTTGTCTTTTGTTGTTTTTAGTTTATACCCTTTTTTTTCTATAAACTCTTTGGCTTTTTCAAAACCAAGCGCACTACTAGCATCTCTATTTTTACGAAAAGCTTTTTCTCCAACTTTTATATCTTTAGCTTTTACATATCCCCTGCCTTTAATATATATTTTGTGATCAAGAGAACACTCCAATATACCGTTAGATGTAGTAATTTTTATAATTTTTTTATGTTTATTTTTTTGCGTACAGATAACAGGTTTATATTCTTCATATTTTTTATTGTGATTATGGGACCAGAACAGAAAATCTTCACCATTTTTTAGTCTTTTATATATTGTACTAGCAGATAAATTACCTTTGTTAGTTTTTATACTTGTATTGCCTTTTACACAGTTCATCCCGGCTACCGTAGCAACAACAATTCTTAAATAAATAGCATCACCTTTGCTGGTGAGCCATTCAATTTTTGCCTTACTATCAGACAGCTTTCGCCAGCCATTTGCTTCAAGATATGGCGATAGTTTTCTAAAAAACGAGTTAACGTATTGGATTGCTTTTTCTGATTGTGATTTAATCGCTGCACCATGAGCAACAGAGATTTCAAAATGAAGCATACACAATACTTCAATGGCCGCAGCAGATAAGGTTTTATAAGAATCACGGGATGCAAGCATACATACCTGTGGAACATCCCTGCTATCACCTGTTTTCATCAACTCATAGATGCGCCACATGGCATCAACCGGGCCATGTGTGGAGCCGGGATATACAGTACCCATTGGAAACTTAATATCTAAAAAGATATGCATCCAATTTCTAAGTTCCTCTGGCCCATTCAAAGGCTTTAAAACTAGTTCGTTTTTTAGCTTTTCTATTTCTTCTGACATTACGCTCTCAAATTAGCTTCATTAATAAATTCATCAGCATGATCAGTTGCCCTTCTAAAATCTTGTTCCTCTTTCCATGCCTGAAGTTCAAGCTGACTATCTCTTGGGCTGGCAACAATACCACCAAGATTACCCATAACACTAGCAATAGATACGCTGTTTTCAAGTGCTTGCACTACTGCCATAGTAGCATCAAAAATTCCTAGTTTTTCAGGGTCGCCAAACTCCATGTTTTCAATATCATATACATATTCCTGATTTTGAAAATAATCAATGATAGTTTTTTCAATTTCTTCATTATTGTACCCAGCATTTTCAAGAAGTTTTCTTAGTGGTTCCATAAGACTTGGAATTAAGACCTGTTGAACAAGATTGTAGTCTCTATCATCTTCAGAGTAACTAGTTTCCAAAAACAATACTAAATTTGTTAATACTCTACAACCACCCGGCAACGCACCGTGAGCAATTGCACTTCTTACCGCACACACAGCGTCTTCACATCTATCATGTCTTTCTTTAAGCTCACCGTTAGATGCACCGTATATTTTAAGTTTGGCAATACCATTAGTTAGCTTACCAAGTCTTTCTTCAAGATCAAGCTTTTCAGCAATACTTGCAGCATTTTTAAGTTGAGTTTCAAGCTCATCTGCTCTTTCTTCGATATCCAGTTCGCTTGGCTCACCAACTACAGTACTTCTAAATCTATAATACTCAAACGTATCCATTCCGTTACCAAGGTCGTCAATAGTAGCTTTAGCTACTTGATTAGTCATGTCAAATATTTTAGCTCCGGTAAAGGCCGATAGGTCGTATAAAAATTCTAATCTAGAGTTTTTAATATTAGTCATTGGCGTAGCCATTGGTACAACATTTAATGTTGTAGGATTACTAAAATTAAACGCAAGATTTGTCAAAACATTTTCTGAAAAGCCGTGTGAAACAAGAACAAGATTGCTAAACTCAGAGTTTCCTTCATTTACAAACTTATGTCCAAGTTCTTCAATAATTGGCAAAAAAGAAACAAGATCGTTTACAATACCATCAAACAAAAGAAACAACGGTTTATCTAGTTTACAGCGTTGATTGGCCTTGTCGTTAATAAATGCTGTATGAAATTTGCCAATTGACTCTTCAAAGCCAATAGCAATTGGCAGTCCTTCAATAAGCTCTACTTCATAACCGCTTGGCCCTGAAAGTTCTTGAATAGTAACGTGAGAAGACTCTCCAAAACCTACTTTGTCAAATGCTTCCATTACAGCGTCAGCCATTTCTTCATCACCATTAGCAGATACTTGAGCTACTTTTTTTAGCAAGCCTTGATTGTCCATACTAATTTCAATTGACTGATCTTTTACCTTGGGAATAAGTTGATTTTTAACAATTTTATTCATAACCCTAGTGGCACGTTGAGGTGACTCTTTGGGATTAGCCTCACAATATCTAAATAGAGACTTTACCATAGTGGCAGAGATAATTGTAGTCGCAGTTGTACCGTCACCAGCTTCGTTGGCGGTCCTTTTAGCAGCATCTCTAGTTTGTTCAATAATCAAGTGCTTATAAGGATCAGCACTACCTAAAGAACTGAAAATAGTAACGCCATCCTTGGTATTCTTGTTTGGAATACCGGGATATTCGCTTTCAATAAGTGTTGTTTTACCACCCGGCCCATAGCTAGACCCTACAATTTCGGCAATTTCATCCATAGTTTGAGAGGTAATTTGTTTAAGCCTATTTGGGCTTGAGCAATACATTTTAGCTGGGGTTTTTACTTTTTTAACAGTCATTAAAGTCTCCTTTAACTATATAATATCATAACTTTTTACAGCAATTTCCAATTTACATTTTTTTTAGCTTCTTGAATTAAATTTAATATTTTTTGATTTTTGATTTTTTTAGCTTCTTCTTCTATAGAAATTAAAGTTTTCATTTCTACATATATATTATTTTTAAGTTTAACCTCAATTTTTTCCTTTAACTTAAATGTTTTTTTATTGCTTTTTGATACATTATCAAAAGCGTATAAATATTGCAAATTGGTATAGTGATTTAACTTTAAAATTTCACCCATTGTTTTCGCTGAAGATATAGGCTTTATGTGGTCTATATGTATTTTTTCAATTGCATCTTTAATATCTATATTGTAATTTTTTTTAAATGTTTTATTTAGGTAATTTTGTAAAAAGTCATAATTACAACCTAATATATCAGACTCTATTTTATCCCATTTTAAATTTGATGGAAAACCTTTTCTATATAAACTTTGTTTAATAAGATTTATAATTCTTGATTTAAAAGAGTGTTTTTCATTCCATTTTTTTACACCTTTTCTATTTTTTTCTTTAACTTTTTCAGGGTTATTTTTGTGCCATCTTGCAGCATTTTCTTTCATTTTTTCTTTATTTTTTTCATAATATTTTTTATGATATAATTTTATTTTTTCTTTATTTTTTTTATGATATGATTTTATTTTTTCTTTATTTTTTTTAACCCATTTATCTTGACCTTTTTTTCTGCACTCTTTACACCAATATGAAAGGCCATCCTTTGATTTTTTTAATTTTGTAAAAAAAGATAAATCTTTTTTTTCTTTACACTTACTACACTCTTTCATTTTTCTAACTTGGCTTCCAGTTCCCTAAAATGCTTTTCGCAAAATGGAAGTTCTTCTAAATCTTTCATTACTGCTGTTTTATGATAAGATGAAAACATGAAGATTTTTTCATGTACATCATTACACCCTCGTTTAGAACAGGTCATTTGTTCATCTTCTTCTATTTGTGCTTTGGTCCGTCTTCCCATATAATCTCCACTGGTTTGTGACTGTAAATATATCTATCATCTAACGATGATGCGTTTACAAACATAGTATTTTTTTTATAAGAAACCCCATATTCTTCATGAATATGTCCAAAAACGTGCATCATTGGTTTAACTCTATTTTCAATGGTATCCATCAAATGTGGACATCCAACGTGCTCAACATCACCACTAATACCATGCCAACGTGGAACTGTATCTCTAATTCCATATGGTGGGCCATGAGTAATTAAAATATCAGTATCATTAGGTATCATATCCCAATGTGGCTTAATTAATGGATGTTTTTTAAACCCATGATATGGGTCGCCATTTGGTAAATGTTCAATATCTCTATTAAAAGCCCAATTACAGAAAGTTGGTTGTACTGGACTTCCCCAAATTTTAATTTCTTCTTTGGTCCACGGACATTTAATTGTAACACCAGAATCATTAAGATAAATTACACCATATTTACGGCACATTTCTTCAAATCTTTCAGGTTCTTTTTCAAAGCCCCAATCATGATTTCCGGCAATCATGATTTTCCAATTAAAATCAAGTGAACCATACCATTTCAAAAACGGCTCAATTTCACCAGATTGACCACGGCCAGTAGCGTCACCAGCATGAAGGATAATATCACCCTTTCCACAGTCAATTTCTTTATGACGATTGTGTGTGTCTGATATGCAAACTATTTTCATTTTTTTTCCATTATCCCATCAGTCCTACTTGTTTCTTTTTAGCTTTTTCAAATGCCCTTTCAATTCTTGCTTTATGCTCTTTCATTTCAGTAATAACTTCAGCAAATGTTTTATCATGCAGTTCGGCTCTAATCACAATCTCAGAAATATGAGCGATACTTAGGCCATCAGCATCTTTACTTTTAAGTGCCATTGCTTCGTCACCAGACAACTCTCTTTTAGCAATATAAGTACCAAGCTTAAATCTTTCTTCGGCATTTGGCCCTTCAAGCTCAAACATTTGGTCAAAACGTCCGGGTCTATCAGCTAATGATTTCAATAGGTTTTCTGGTGTATTGGTTGTTGCAATAATAAAAGTTGGTAGCCTAAAACTTACCGATGCACCATCAAGAAGCTCTAACAAGCTGGCATCCGCTCCTTTTGGGCCGTGATAACCTTCGGTATTTCCACCGCCAATATCTTCCATTACAAACAACATTCTTGTGCAATCTTTTGAAAATTTTGAACCAGTTGAAAGAAACTTAGAAACTGTACTACTTCGTATATCAGATGTATCCCAAAATAAAACAACTGTTCCCTTGTCTTCTTCGGTAAATTCTTGGCTAATTTTAGCAATTGTTGAGCTGTTATGGGTTACAACAAAATTATCTAGCACAAATAAATTATCTGAATCAACTGTAAACCCATTGTAATCACCAAACCCTATTGGCTCTATTTTTATAGCGTTTACAAGAGCATCTTTTATTTGCTTCCTTGGCTCGGCTTTTTTTCTTTTCAATAAAACTGGTATTTTATCTATATCCCCAAAAATTCTTACTCTTTTATATGTTGATTCGTCAATTTTTTTATCCGTAACTGTGCAAGCTAAACCAAGTGATCTTGCTACAAAAACAATATCATTTGCAAGCGTTTCATTTTTTTGTACTATTTCATAAGTATTGGATGTTAAATAGCCGTCAGAATCAATTAACCCTGCCAATATTTTAAGTCTATTTTCTTGAGAAGATGTTTTATATTCTTGTGGTATTTTTTTGTTATTAATTACACCTAATTCTTGAAAAAAATTTAACAAAATATTTCTATCTTTTTTGCCGTGTTTTTTACCGCTAGACAAATTGTAAGTAGAGGCTTTGTTTAATGGTTTTGTCCATTTGTTAGTTTTTAAACCAAATTTTTCCCCATAATCAGACCATTTTTTTGCCAATTCATCATCCATGGTTGTTAAAGATATAGAGTGGGAGCTTCCATCTCCAAGCCAAAGACCTAAAATATAAGGGTCTACAATCAGCTCTTTATGATTATGCTTAAAATCTACAGCTTTTGTTTTATATCCTTTGTTTCTTATTTTAAAACTTTCAGATTTTTTTAAGTATTCTTTTACTGAAATATTTACTATTTCTTTTGTATCTGTATTTTTTAAAGAAATTACATGGTTACTGTTGACCGTATAGCAATCTCCTTTTGTATTAACTACTCTATACATTTTATCCTTACCAGAATGTAACATTAAAACCTTGCGAGGTTTTGAATCTGGCCCCATTAACAAATCACCAACTTTTACATTTTTAGCTTTTTTAACTGAGCCATCGTACATTAATACACCTTGATTTGGACCTAGACATTTACCCATGCCCGGTTGTGAGTAGAGTAAAATTGACCGTTTAGGGTCTTTATTGTATTTTTTGTAAATATCTAATTTATCAAAGAAAAGTTTAGACTCTTTTTTAATAAGTTGAGTATTACTGGCCGACTCAAGAAGGTCATGGGTTTTAAGTTCCAATTTTTTAGTTCTTAAACCAACTGAAGTATTTACCAAAGTCCAAACGCCCGGTTTAATAGTAAATTTTTCTTTATCTTGCTCTTCTTCAGCATATTCAAATTGAACAATATGAGTTTCTGTTTGAATACAAAGGTCAGACTCAGGAAGTTCTTTGACAGTACCGTCATTTAGGTCTTCAAGTTTCGTTCTTTGTAATAATTTAAACTTTCCTTCTTCTGACATTAATTTCTCCTAATATTCTTCAAATTTGTATTTTTTTTTATGTATGCCTTTTCTTTTAGAAAACATCTTTCCATCACGATATTCTCCGTCAATTTCGGCATTTTTCCAAGAAAAACAATCACTTTGCTTGGAAATTCTAAAAGATTGCTCACCTGCAAAATTAAAATCATCGTCTTCACCATAAGCATAAAATACTTCTACGTCTTCTCTTTTTTCTTCTTTTTTCAAATAGTTAGCCATATTAGTCCCATAGGTTGTTAGTTTTTTTCTTCACCACTTTCTTCTCTACTTTAACAGGCTTTTCTACTTTTGTCAATTCTTTAGCTCTCCAAACATTAGGACCATCACTTACATCACATTCTTTGTTAGGGCAAAATGGCCCAATTCCGGGTGCATTTTGCAACATTGAAGGACAGTCAGGATTTGGACATTCTTCTGGTTCATACTTTGTTTCGGGTTCCTTTATGTAGCTTTCACCTTTTCCTTCAATTGGCCCCATTGGAGCGTTTAACCATTCTTTGTCTTCTTCTGTAAGCTCTACCGGTCCAATATCTTCCCAATTTGGCTTTTGTTCATTTATCTTCCTTCTTTCTTTTTTGGGTAATTTATTACTCATTATAGACCTAATTTCATCCATTTGAGCATCGTACTCATCAATACGAAGGCGACATAGCTCCTGCTCATAAAACAGCTCTACAAGTCTAATTTCAAGCTCTGTGGGCGGTTTATCACCCCTATCTGCCAGATATTCTTTAGTGCAAGGCACTGATTTTGCCCAATTTTGCTTATCTGAACCTATGGTGAATTTTGAATTTGCTGGTTTGTTTGTGAATATACAGTTTCTTTTCATATGTACATAATATCATATGTATAAAAAAAAACAAGTTAAAGTTCTTACTTTCTATGTCCATAATCATATATTTTATATAAAGGCCTAGAATGCCCCAAGAATTTTTCGCTAAATACACCGCCTTCTGCTTGCGCTTTTTCCGTTGGATATTTTACAATCACTTCCGGGCTATTTATTCTGCGACATTTAAAACAAAAAAAGGGAACAAAAAGTTCCCTTTTTTTAAAAAAATATGTAAAGTATTGAAATTATGGAAGTGAAGTTGCCCCATCACTTTCATCTTGATCTCCAGACTCATCACTCAAAACAGTTCCAATATACGATATGTTGAATCTTGTAGTGCCTTTTGCCTGTTGAGCTTCACCCCAATTTGAAGGTACACAGTTTTTAACAATCATAATATTAGCACCAGTTTGCCTATCTTCAACTTCAAGCTGAACATTTTCAAAATTTAAAAGGTCTTGAAGTTTTGGAGCTGCTGGAAGAACATGAACACCTTGGTCAACAATTCTAAACCCAGAACAAGACACTTGAACAGCTTCATAACTAGTGATTGAAATTTCATCTGGTGAATATCTACCTAACAAATGGATAGGCTCAGTTCCAATATTAGCACCATACTGGCAAGAATCAAAAAGACCAACGATCTGACCGCCAACTCTAACTTTTGCTCTTGCTCCGTTCATTGTTCTACTCATATTATTTTCTCCTTATTTTTTAATTATGCACTTGCACTTGATTGAATCTGGCTAAGTTCAAGTTGAATTGGGATAAACAAGATTGCAGTAGCAAGTTTAGCCTCAAGTTTAACCTCAGCAATTGGGCCATTAATATTAATTTTAAGATTTTTAAATCCAAGTGGGGCATCGTCAGAAGCACCAGTAATTTTAAGTCTTTTATACACTTCCATTACTTTAGAAATATGCCCAGCCATACTAGCAGCAGTAATATCAGCAAGTGATTTACCAACTGCAAATCTTTCAAGAGATTCAGCAAGTTGAATGGCAAGAACATCAGACATATAAACCGCTTGAAGTGAATTGTAAACAAAATTAGTATCAAATCCATAAGTGGTTTGATCTACAACAAATTTGTTACCAGCAGTTTCAGCTTGCAAAAACATTAAACCAGCATCAATCGCATCCTCAACAGAACCCGGATTACCAGAATCAAACCCAGCAGGGTCTTTAAAACTAATTACATTAGCAAACTTATTAGTTAAAGACTTGTAAAAACCAGCCGATTGCATACCTGTTGCAATAGCCGCAGTATGCCATGGTTGAAATTCTACAACATTTCCAAGTGCATCAACTTGACTTGTTTTTTGAAAACAAACAATTGATCTAAAAGAAGACAGGCTTTGCGAGTGAGCTTTAACATCAGCATAACTAGCATCTTTACTAAGCATTGCAATTCTGTTTCTTTTTAGTTTAACTGTTGACATAGCAAGTACATGAGACTTAACAGCAAAGTTAACAGCATCAATTGTGTATGTTGAACTACTGTCGGTAAGACCGTCAGCAATATCATCGGCAGCATCTCTTGAAAAAAGAGGTAGTACAAAATTTACTTTAATACCTTCAAGAGCTGGTATTGCATTTACAATGTCAGCAGCAGTAGTAGCACCCTTAGTACCGCCTGCGAGATACTTAGCTTGAGCTGTTTCAGCAGGAAGCCCAGCACCTACAGCAAATTCAAAGTCAACTACAGAACTTTCAGAAAGTTTAAGGGCAAAATTGTAAGCAGCTTTTTTAACTCTTCCCGGCTCACTTCCTTCTGAAGAAGCAATTCCTACAGCAGAAACTTCATCAAGCCTAAGTGGGCTTAGATTGTTAGAAGCTGCAATAGAACTTGCAGAATATCCAGTTTGCGAACTAATAAAAGAAGCAAGGTCAGACATTGTAGTGTATTCACTAAGATTAATTGATAAATTAGAACCAGAGCCACCAACTACAGTAGTAGAAAGAACGCCACTAGAAATATCAAGTGTTGCACTTGTCCCATCATAACCAACAGTAATAGCAACCTCAGCTTCTACTGCAAAAGATTCGTTGGTATTTGTATCTTGTCTTTTTACACTTAATTCAATTTCTGGCTCTTGAGATGATACAACAAGCTCTTCTGAAAAACCAATTACAGAAAGGTCTCCTGCAACTGCATCAATTAATTCAAAACTTTTTCCAAAACCTTTTTTGTTTGCTAATAAATCTATTTTTGAACTTATTATTAAAGAATTTAAATCTAAATTAGCTTCACATTTTAAACCAGTAGGTAGTAAACTATTAATTTCACTAGCAATTTCAGATATATTTGAATGTCCACCAATTCCTAATTGAATTGTTTGGGCAGCTTTACCATTTTCTCTAATTGCAAAAGTTAAACCATCGTAAATGGATGGGTCACTAAAAGAAAGAGAAGAACTTTCTTTAAAAGGCCCTACTTCATTTTCAACTTGTGTTACTTGATAATAATATTTATTACCATCAACACCATAATTTGAACTTTCTAACAATCCGTAACTTTCTCTTACTAATAATGTTTTTTCATCTTGATAATTTGAGGCAATAATACCTAATTTTTGAACTAAAATTTCAACCGAATCAACAATTGCTGCTGAATTAGTTCCTATTACGGTTGTTAAAATTTCTTCAGATGGATCATTAGGTCCAACGCTTGATATTAAACTTAATTGACATTCAACTCTATCTAGTTCAGGGTGAATATTTGCATCTGGTTCAGTTCCAACATAGAATAAATGTTTTTTATTCCTATCAAACGGCTCTATTGGAGTGTAAACTTGTCTAGACCTATACCAACTTCCTGCATCATTTCCATCATTTTGTTTAATTGTATAATATGCTAAATGAAAATTATCTGTAGAATCTGATCTAACTTCTGCTACAGCATATAAACTGCTCAAATCACCAACTGTTACAGCTATAGCATCACTATCGGCATAAAAATACCAATTAATTTTATTAAAACCGCCATCTCCATCATTTTTATAATACCACCCTTCATCACCTTGAGGGTCTTTTTTTGGAGGAGCTGCATCAGCATATACTGTTACGTCATCTTCAAAAAAATAACCACTAACAGAAGATGGATATACTTGTAATTCAGATTTAGCTTTAGTACCACTATTGGTTTTAACAACATAAACTTTCCCTACCGAACCGGTAATTTCTGTATCGTTACTAGGAGAAACCAAAGCTCTCATAGCGTCAACAATTGGTCCTCTAAGATACTTAGCAGAAACCCTGTCAAGCTGAGTGGGTGTAAAAAAGTTGTCCTTTAATGTTTCTTGAGTGTAGTCTGCACCACCCTCTGCTTCACCAATAATAACAATATCTCCAGTACTGGTAATCCCAACTGGCGTAGACTTAACTGTTACTTCTGGATAGGCACCGGGAATGTTTGTATTGACAAAACTTGTCGAAAGTCTTTGAGCCATTTTTTTCTCCTTTATAATTAAATCTTATATCCAAAATGTTTAATGCCTTTATCAAATAATTCTTTTTTATCGTGTTTAATTGTTTTCAAATGAATCCAAACCACTTCTTCTAAAGATTTATTTAGGCTTAATTTTTTACTAAGTTTTAAAAAATATTTTCTAAAATTTTCTCTTTCATCAGTTTTTTCTTCAGCTTTTTTCATTTCTTTAGCTAGAGCAATTCTTTTTTTTCTAGCTTTTTCAATTTTTTCAGCTTCAGTTTCGTTTTTTTTGCTTTTTTTTCTTTCTGCCATTTTTACACCCCTTCTTTTTTTGAGGTTTTTTGTTTTTCCATATGTTTTTTTAGTTTTTCAATACTGCTATCTTCACTTCTCATCATTCTTTGCTGTTCTTGAAAAGAAGGCTGTGATGGTTTTAACATTGTAGCACCAAAATCTTGCTTATTTCCCATTCCCGGCTTTGTTTTTGGAGCCTCAGTACTAGGGGTTGCTGGGCTTGAAGCAACAGCTTTTCTATTGTAAGCATCGTAATATTTGTTTGTTTTACCTGATGCCGCCATATCGTTAAAGTCGCCTTTTGAGTAAGAGTGATATTTTTTACCGCCCCATGAAAATTCATCCCCACCTGTACCAGCTAATCTTTGGTTTCTGTAATGCCTAAAAGCTTCTCCAAAATTTTTAAATTTAGGCTGTGGGATGTCCGATTCTATTTTTTTAGCACCGGCTGGCAATTCTGGCCTTTGGGCTGGTACTTTTACACCCGGAGGTGGAGCCTGTCTTTCTTGGCCAGTTAATCTATCTAAAAAAGGTTTTAAAGTAGCATCTGTTCCAGCTTGGTTCCACTCTTTATTTCTTTGCTCTTGGAAACTTTTAACATCTTGCTTTCCTTTATTTGAAAGAAATGGTGTTACCGTACCTTTTCCAGCCCCACTTTGCATAACTGTTTGATTTCCTCTAGCACCAAAACCAAACTCATTTCCAAAAGATTCTTGACGTTGCTGTGGAGTACCTCTTAACATCATACCTTTATCGGTCATCTGAGTTTGAGGTTTTTGAGCCTGAGCCTGTTGTTGCTCAAAAGACTGTAAACCACCCAAACCTTGTGACGGAGCTGGTTGTGCATTACCTTGCCTTGACCCTCTCCCTGCTTTTAGCCCTGCACTTAAAGCACTTGGCGAGAAAAACTTTTCTAGCTTAGACTCTTTTTTTTTAAGAAAGTTAGAAAGTTTTTCAGACTTCATAACTTTCATTTTGCCACATTTTTCCATTTCAGATTTTGGTGAATTTTTCTTTTCATCATCAAAATCAATGCCTTCAATTTCTTTTACTTTGTTGTCAGAATCTTTTAGTTTTTTTTCTTTAATTTCACCTTTGCCAACAGTTGGTGTTGGTGTCGGTGTTGGAGTTGGGGTTGGAGGTGTTCCTAAAATAGAACCAAATCCTTTAGCCTGTTGAGCACCTGAACCTGAAAAAAGTGGTCGTGTTTCTTCTTTTGCCAATCTTTTATATTCTACTGAAAACATACCATCTTCAGACTTATAAACTCTCATTTCGCCACATTTATCCATTAAACCTTCGCTTTTAGGAAAATTTGACACATCTGAAATAGGTGGTTTATCTTGTTTGTTAGCTTGAGATTCTCTGTTAATAGAAGTTCTTTTTTCTGGCTCTACATTAACATCTTTTCCAGTGGCCGCTTTAATACCCTTTCTTTGACCTTCCGAAGAAGTTTTTGAAGGGTCTTTTTGATGCTGCCCCCATCCAGTTTGTTTTTGAGCTTCAGTTAATTCTCTTGACTTATCACCGTAATATTTTTCCCTACCTTTTTCTTTTTGGGTTGCAATATCTTTTCTTTCTTTCTTTCTTTGCCAAAATTTTTTTTCAGCTCTTTTTTTATCACCAGTGTAATCACCTTCTTTTAAGTGAACACCTTTTTCTTTAGGTACATTTCCTTTGTAATTACCTCTTTTTTTTCTTTTTTCCTTTTTGCCAGAATCACTAAAACCTTCGTCAGATTTGGCTTTAGCAAGTCTTTTATATTCTACTGAAAACATACCATCTTCAGACTTTGCAAATTCATACTCATCTTCTTCATCATCTTTTTCATCATCTTCTTCATCTTCTTCATCTTCTTCATCATAATCTGAATCATCATCACCCTGTAGAGGTGTATCTTCCATAATATGGTCTTCAGACATTTCTGACTTTTCAGAAGAAGAACCTTCAGCGCATAGCGATTCAGGACATTCAGCTTCATCATTATTTGGCTCAGAACCAGCTTCAATTTCATGAGCTGTATTTTTAGCTTTTTCAAGAATTTCATATACTTCTTGATTATTTTCAATATTCTTTTTTAGTCTTTCGAGAAGAATTTGCGCCACTTCTACCGGTGAATATTCGTTTTTATTAGACATTCTAATCCCCTAATTTTATATTATAAAGATTAATACAATTACAATATTTTAAAACAAAAAATTAATAAAATCAATAACTTATTAGCAATCCCACCGTTTAAGGGCAGCACCCTTTGGTGTTAGCTTGCCATCTTTACTGGTAGGCCCTTTATTCCCTGACATTCTAGCACAAAAAGATTTTCTTCTTGCCGCTTTTTTAGGTGATTTCTTAGCCTCTTTAGAAGAAACAGGAGCTTTTAAATTTGAACCAGTTTCTCTATTAATTTTATTTCTCTCTTTTTCACTCAAACCGCCTTCTTTTGAGTGTCTTTTTTTATTATATCCGTGAAATGGTTTTTCTGAGCCTTCACTTTTTTTCTGGCAAGACCCCTCTGAATAAGGTTTTTTACCGGGCGTAGGTTCATATCCTTCCCAACATCTACCTTCTTTTTTATCCATTCCAGCACCAGCTTCATTACAGATAGCATATGCCGATGGTTTATCATGTCCCTTTTTCTTAACTTTTTTCACACATCTTTCATGTGTTTTTGGATCAGCTCCTTTTGGAACCCCTTGTTTTTTGGCCATTTCAGAAGCCGCCATTTTTTCTTCTGTGAACGGATGTTCCAAATCTTTTTTAGATGGATATTTAGGGTTTTTTACATCGGTAGGATGTTTATGGCTATCATCGTTCCTACGAGTCTTTTTACGTTGTTCAGGACCTTTTTTTGTTTTTGGAACTTTTTGTTTTTTGGCTCTTTCAATATCTTCTGATGTTGGATGTTCCAAATCTTTTTTAGATGGATATTTAGGGTTTTTTTCTTTTCTAGAATCTTTCATTGCTTTTTTGGCTTTTGAAGCTGCCATAGCCCTATCTCTGGCTTCTTTATACGGAAATTCCTCCATTTTTTTAAGATAAGCATCTGAAATTATTTTAAAATTATTCAATACTGATTTTACAAATTTTTCAGCTTTTTCAATTTCATCATCGCAAGGAGCTATTTCATCACATTCGCAATTGTCTTTATCTTTACAATTGCACTCATCATCTTTTTTTTTCATTGCAGAAGTTTTATCTGTAGCAATTAAATCTAAACTCATTTCCGCAGTGCTATCAGAATCTAAAACATCTTTGACAGCATTTTCATGCTGAACTTTAGATTTCATAGATTTAACCAATTTATCAACTCTATTTTTTAAAAAATCGTCCATAACATACCTCTATTTAAAGATTTAGTCTTCACTTTTTATAGGTGTAGTTGAAGCCCAAAACTCACATTCCGTATCAATAATTTCAGGAACTTGGCCACCCTCTTCATCAGAAATAACTAGTCCAACCCCTTCTATGTTTTCAAAATCAACAATATTAATCACTTCTATAATTTCTTTAGGTGCTTTTACCCATGTATTCTCAACTTGACCTGTCATAGTAATAAATCTACTATATACATTTTCACCAATATTTTGAAAAGCATCGTTTCTAACCATATCACTAGTTTCAATATTAGATAATTGAAAATTTCTACTTTCCAAGCCGCCCTCTCTATACCTTAAAAAGCCGTACATCATAATTGAATATAACCACAACAAGGCATTTGGATCGCCATGCACATGACATCCTATCGTAATCCTTTCCTGAAAAGTAGCAACCTCTCTTCTTGCTCTAAAAATTCTATAGTTTGGAAGTATGCCAATTTGAGATGCAGAAATTTCAGTTCCTTCAGCAATAAAAAAACCATCATTTGATTTTTTGGCTATAGCCCACCCTTGCGCTGTACCCTCATCAAAAGCTACCATTCCCGGCTGAATAATTGTTAAATCAACTTCGGAAGGAGTTTGAAAAAAACCTGTGGCTTGATTGTAAGATGTAAAAGCAAATGGGGGAATTATATATTGAACAACATCACCAACTTCATTTGGTTGATATTCTTGAACAAAAGGTGTTTGGTCTGATAAACGTGACAAACTTTTATCCTCAGCATTGGAGCCTATTGAAATTGTTATACATGGCATTTTTTCCATATCCATTCTGTGAGGTAAAAATATAGATATTTCGTTTTCTTGTATCCATTTTCTGGCATTTTCAATTTCTTTTTGACCGTAGATACCCGATAGCATAGGGTCATTTACAAAATCAGACAAAATATCATCAAGTAACCAAGACTCTTCTCTAATATCGTTTAATATAAGTTCAATGATTCTTCTAAAGAAAACATCACCTTGCCATATAGAAATAAATTACCCCCTGCAATCTAATTATGTCTATCTTATATAATATCATTATTTTTTTTCATATTTTGCTTTTAGTTCTGGCAAAATTTTTGATTGCCAAGTTTGCTCAACCCACCTAAACACATCTTTCATGACTTCTTTTTTGGGTTTATTAGCTGGGTACTGCCATTTACCAGAATTTCTATGTTTTTCTGATATTACTCTAAAAGTCATAATATTTCTTTCAACTCTTTTAGTTTGTGGGTTAAAATTTTGATAAATACTTAACCCCTGAAGATTACGAGAAAGTCCTTCAACACTTTTTTTACCATTTTCTCTCATTTTTTTTATGTCAAAACTATGTATTCTACCAATTCTGGGGCTTCCTTTCTCATCTAAAGCTAAAGCTCTTGTTTTGCTATACCTTATGTTTTCTTTTCTTAAAAAAGTTTTAAGCTCATTTATTGCAGCTTCACCAGAACTTGAGGTACTTTTTTTAGTAGTTGATTTTTCAAACGGAATAACTCTATATTTATGGCCTTCCTTACTAACTTTTGGAGGTGAGCCGCTTTTATGATTAAGCAGTTCTTCCATAAAACCACCTTTTTTTCCGTTTTCAATCCAAAAAGCTTCTTCTTTTATACCAATTTCAACCGCATTCTCTGATAATTTTTTTATATACAAATTTTTCTTATAAATACCACTTAATTCAGTAGACATTTTTTGATCGGCAATATTGTGAGCTTGCTGGTAAGCCCCTTGGCCAATTGCTTGTGTTGCTGCTTGAAGGTCTTTTTTAATATTTTCAATAACCTTTTTAGCTTGATTACTTATATCTCCCTCTGTCTTTATTTCAATTTCAAGTTTCACACTAAACCTTCTGAGGTTTTACATCTTTTCTAACTCTAAGGCCGGGACCTCCTGCCCCCTCCATTTCTCCTGTAATTTGATTTTTAACCTTTCCAGAAGAAGCGTTTGTCCATTTAGTATTTCCATTTTCGTCAGTACCTTTTATATAATTATTTTTTATAGTTCCCGGCAAATGACGATGTGTGCGTATTTTTTTAGTTGTTTCTTTTGTTGCAGTACCTAATCTGCTTTTTTCCAGTTCTTCATTTTGATATTTTTTTTTTAAAAACTCTTTGAGTTTTTCGGCTTTTTCAATTTTTTTATTTTTTTCTTCGTTTTTACCTCTGCAATTAAACTTTTTTCTAGCTGAACATAGTGGAGAATGTTTGTCCTCATTGGAACGACAGTCTTTTCCAGAAGCCCTCATTTTTTGATGTGATCTAGCGCAAAAGGAACCGTCATTACTTGTTTTTTTAGGTTTTTTCTTTTCTTTTTTGCCGGGAACTATAGGTTTTTTTATAGAAATCTTTCTTTTTTTAGAACTTTTTCCTTTTGTTTTAGCTTTAAGTTTTTTTTTAGTTTCTTCTTTCATTTCTTCAATGCTTTTTTCTTCATCAGCTTTTTTTAATTCATTAAGCATTTCTGAAACTCTGTGCATTTTATACATAAGCTTTAAAAAGTTTTCATTTTTTTCAATATCCTCTTCTTCCTCTTCTTCTACTGCAAACTCATCAGGATTAAGTTCTTCTTCACTTTCACCTTCTTCCATTACTGCAAAATCATCAGGATTAAGCTCTTCTTCACCTTTGCCTTCAACCATCATAGCTTCTTCATCAGCTCCAGCCATATCTTCTTCAACCTCACCATAGCCAAATTCTTTAGCCATTTCAATCATAGCTTGAAGTGTAAAAATAAGTGACTGATATAGTTCTGGATTTTCTTGAGCAATTGATTCAAGATAATCTCTATTTTGTTTAAAATTTTGAAGACTTTCAAAAATTACATCTTTAATAGCTTCATGGTCTAAATTTTCTTCACCTTCAACATTAGAAAAGTCATCACCTTCCATCTCTTCTTCAATGGCCATAGCTTCACCCATGACTTCTTCAGGTTCACCCATTTGTTCTTCTATAGCATTAGAAAGCCCTTCATCTTCTTGAGCTTCATCGCTAAAATCACCGGTATCACTATACTTTTCTGTTTCGCCAGACTCAGCCGCCATAGCCTCTTCATGTTCAACATCACCATCATCGTCCAAATCTTCGTCAGGTGTAATTTCACCATGCTCTTCTTCTAAATCAGGTTGGCCATCAAGGTCAATATCTTCTTTAGCCGGATTATCAGAATCAGCCATATCTTCCATGGCTTCATCTTCAAACACACTTTCTTCATCAGCTTCAATTATATCTTCATCAGCTTCATCTTCTCTGTTTTCTTGGGCATCATGGATAAACTCTTCATCTTCATCCATATTTAATTCATGCTCTGGTTGGCCTTCGGCCATTTCTTCAGAACCATAGTCACCATCAACTTCATCGGCTGGAACTTCAATTTCTTCAGTTTCTTGATCAGCTTCTTCGGCAGCATCTTTTTCTTCCATTTCTTCTAAATCTGAATAATAATCATCAGACTCTTCTAAATGGTCAGTAGCAATTTCTTCTGCAATTTCTTCATCATCAGTATGTTCTAACTCATGTTCAGTGCCTTCTTCAAGCTCATCTTGAGGCAAATCTTCTGGTTCAGTTTCGTCACCAACACCACCTTCTAGTCTTTGAACATCTCCGGTAAGAGATTCTTTCATGGCTCTTTCCATTTCTGGTGAGTAATCCATGATTTGGTCTTTACCGTTCATTTTGGCGTAAATAAGAGCTTTTGCAGCGTCAGATACATTTTCACCAATACCAATAGAAATAGTAAAACCAGTTTGTTTGGTGTAGGTATCTTTAAGCTCTTCTAAATCTTTAATGCTTGATTGTGGGACTTGAAAAATTGCCTCATCGGAGCCACTACTAATAACTTCACCACCATTGTACTCAGCCCATTGAGAAAATACTTTAACACCGGAGTTGATATTTTCTGAAATTGATGATAAAGAATTAACGTCATTAGAAAGCACGGCATTACCAATGCTTTCACCTACGTCATCTGTATCTACAGCTACATAAGTCATAAGCTCTTTCATATTTATTCCTTATTAATATATTTCAATGTATTTAATAGCATTTCAACATTTTCTTTATCTATATTTTTTGGAAATTTCATTTTTATATTAGATTCAGTTTTTTTAATCTTAATATTTTTATTCCAATCTTCGCCATAACATATACAAAGCGTTAAATTTTTGCCGCCATCGTATAAACTAGTTCCACAATCAGGACACCCAATTGTTTCTCTTTTTTCAATTTCAGCTTCTCTTTGTACTTCTTTAGCTTTTTGTTTGTTTAGAAAATTTTTAAGTTTTTCTGATTTTGTCTCTTTTTTTAAATATTTTTCTTCAGTTTCTTCTGTTTTAGCCGTAGCAAGAGCTTGAGCAATTTTTTCTTTAACCAAAATTTCAACAGCATCTCTGTGGCTAAGTTTTTGGTCAACAACTTTTGAAATTAAAGAGTGTAACATTAATCTATCATCAATAATTTGTTGCAATTTACTTACGTCAAATGTTTTTTCTTCTTCTTTTTTTGTATTTTTTAAATCTTCAACATCATATAATTCAAATGTTGTCATTAACACAAGGCCAATACCCGGTATTGATCTGTTTTTAAATTCATTTATTTTTTGACCTTTTGAATAAATATATCCTTGAAATGTATCTTGATCTTTTTTTGTTACCTGCATATAGCAATCAGAAGCAAAAGGTAATTCTAAATTTTTATTTTCATCAACCATTAAATTTGTTAAATTTTGAATTAAAAATGACATTACTGTTCTTGGAACTATTTTTAATCCAGTAGAAAATTCGTTTATGCTAGTAGCATTTCTGTTGTACATTTTGTACACATCAGATTTCTGAAGAACTTCAAAAAAATCTTTTCCCAACATAGCTTTAACTAATTCATCTGGTTTGTTCATTTTTTATCTCTATGAATTTGTTCTTTTTTGTGTATCATCTCTAAGAACATAAAGATGAATATCAGCAGTTCCAATAATGTATTTATAATCTGCTGCGGAAATTTTTGTATAAACCTGTCCAAAAACTGGAAAAGTATTTGTTGATGGTGCACTGCCTGTAGTGATAGTGTTGTCATCGCCAAGAGTTGCATACCCAAGACCTGTGGTTGCTTTAAAAAGAAAAAGCTGATCGCCGGGGCATATTTTTGTGGCTACAGTAGTTGCGCTAACATATTCTAAAGCAGGACCAACTTCAAAGTTTTTTTGGGCACCAGCAAATTCGTTATATTCAATGTTATCAATAGTATGGCTATCTTCAACATTTCTTCCGTCTAATCTTCTTCTAAAAATTTTATTAAGCATAAAAACCTCTATATTAACTATCTTTATCTATTTTAATTTTATATTCATTTGGCACAGGTATTGCTTGTTTTGGTTCTTCAATATCCCTAACTCTTTTTCTTGACCCCTGATCTTCGGCAACATCATTGTTTTGATTATAATAAACATACTCTCTTTGAATAATTGCACTGTACTGCATACGCTCAGGAAATGTTTTGCCATTTTCATCAACTCCCTGAGTAACCCTTACTTCATTTGGTATTTCTGTAATGTACCAATGTGCATTATATTTATATCTCATAGAATAAATTCTTCCCTTGCCAGTTTCAACATCTATGCCCGGATTATCTTTTCCATCAATCCATTTTATATGGCCATCTTGAATTTTAAAATGATACCCAAATTTATATTCTTTTTTTTGGCTATCAATTAAATGCTGCACTGATTCAACAGGAAATTGTGCTCTGTCTAATCCACCGGGGTTATACTGCATTCTTTGGTAGTTTGAAACAAGAGTTTTTTTTCCTTTTATAAAAACCCTATCTCCCGGTGCCAAATGAATTTCTTCTTTATCATCAATATTTTTTTTAGTATAAAATCTTGGTATTAACAGTCTAGCAGTAGAATAATCTACAACACCTCCAGCACTTGGTCTTTTACTTTTAGAATTTGATACTATTGCAGCAGTAAAACACCCAGCCAGTTTGTAAATCATACCGTTTGAAGTAATTATATCGTAATCATCACTTCTTCTGTAGTCACCTCTATCTTTTAAACCAACTGGCGAAGGTATTGCTACCCAATGTTCAAACTCAACACCATGGCTTTTAATAAACTGATCTTGAGAATCTAAGTTTATCCCAACTTCTTGTAATGGAAATGGTATTTTTGTTTTTTTAACCATTTTAAACCTAAAAATTTTCTTTAATTATTAAGCTATTTTCTTTGGCATATTCTTTAATTGTTTTTTCAAGACTTTTACTAATTTCTTTTTTGTTTAAGTTTTTAAGTCTAGCGGCATTTTTCTCAGTTTTTTTAAGAGTAATTTCACCACCATTTTCACTTGCTTGAATTGAAAAAATTTCAAAATTATGTTTGGTAATTTTAAACTCAATTTCTTCATTTTTTTTAATTGCAAAAATATTAAGCCCTAGAACAACTTTGTCAGCCGAGCTTAGGTTGTGAGAGTATTCTTTAACAAAAGGAATTGGTTCACCTTCATTTTTACTCATGGTTTGCTCAAATTTGTCATTAAATTTTTTAGAAATTTGATGGGAAACTAAGGCTGGATGTGATCCGACAGCTAAAATATCTGAACTTTTGCTATTTTTAGCTTTTTTACCCAAACCAATGTGAAAACCGCCCTTTAGGGTGACAAGCTTGACCTCAGAACCATTCAAAGTACCAAGTTTTTTAACTTCTTTGATTTCGTCTTTTTTAATTTCCACAGCGTTCTCCTTTACAATATAAAGATTATTTCAGATATTTTCTAAATAAACATTTGATTATTCAAATGTAAAACTCGTCAACATCTTGAAATTGTTTGCTTATAAAACGCTGCATGTCAAAAGCCTCAAAAACTCTAGATGACTTTTCTGCTTCAAATATTTTTAATTTTAACTTTAATATTTTCAAACATTTAGAGTTTTTTTCTGATCTCATTGAGCTTTCCAAAACTATAATAGAAAAAGCTAAATCACACCATTCACTATCTTTAGCTTCTTTGGTGTATTCTTTTAATAATAGTTTTTTAGCTTTACTGTCCATTTTCCAAAATTTCTCTTTCCTTGTTCAAATCTCGATTCTCAGCTTTTTTTTCGGTGAATTTTTCTGGATAACGAGCTTGTAACTTATTGATATTAGTTTCCATAACCGATTCAAAATCCGTACCTAAAGCCTCAAGAGCAATAGCACAATACCAGAGCAAGTCTCCAATCTCTTCTTTAAGATTGGTCGTATCTAACTCTCTGCCATAGAAAATATGTTTTTTGAGTGCATCTTGGAATTCGCCGGATTCAGTAACAAGACCCATAGAGGCGTGAAGAAGGTCTTGCATTTTATCTCTTGGTGGATTTTCGTTAAATGTTACAATTTCTTTTGGATGATGGCCATTGACTCTTGCAAAAACACCTTTTCGGTCTGGTCCATTAGTTCTAAGTGCTGATTTTTGATAAGTTTTGTTGTCCATAGAATCTCCTTTTATATATAATATCACTATTCTGGAGATTGGGCAACATAAGGAGTTTTTTCAAGATTTTTACGGTTTTTAATAAATTTTTGGGTATAATCGTGGTCTTTGTAATTTTTATGAGTTGTGTTAAAATGTTTATCTGTCAAATTATGACCTTGATTCCAAGAATATGCCATTCGTGTTTCATTTCCACCGTGCTTATCGTAAAGATGATTTGCCATATAATTTGCAATTTGTTCTTCGTGTTCTGGGTTTTTATTTATTTTTTCTACAATTTCATTATTTTTCATTTTTGAATAACGATAATAAGGACTGTCTTTGCCCATTCTACCAGCCATTTCCTTAATTGTATTTGGCATTAAACCATATTTTCCAATAGCTGCATCGCCAGCATGGATACCGTGTTTTATTGTCTCATGGTCAGTATTAATGCCACCAGAACTTTCATTCATAGAAATAGCTTTTAAAAAATTTCTAATTTGATTTGCACGAAAACTTGTGTTTGAAGAAGATTGTATTTTAGGCTTTTTTATTTGCTTAGAAGCAATTGACCGTTCTTGAGTTGGAGGGTTAAGTTGCTCTTGAGTTAACTCTTGTGGACTCATGTAATGGGAGCCGGTAATTAGGCTTAGGAGACTAATTCCATTTTTAAATGCTCTAGTAATGTTTTTTTCAAGAAGTTCAGGATTAACATTTTGAAATTCTTGACATTTTTTTATAACTAATTCTTTAAGCATATCTTTTGCCTCTTCATGTGAAATTTGTTTTTCTGAAGCTGCGAGTTTAGGAACGCCAAGCTTATCAGTCAAACCACCTTTGGCATTAATTTTTTCATTAATTTTTTGAATTGGTGTTTTTGGTGCAAGTCTTTGGTTTCTTTCTTCATCACTTTCAATCATAAGCTGATGTGGTTTAACCATAACCTCTTTTTGGTCTTTAAAAGCACTAGGAGCAATAGGGCTATCCGGCTCTTGGTATTCACTATCGAATTTACCAGTTTTCCAATCTTCATAATCTTCATTAGCATATTGCAAGGCTTCTTGCCTATAATCTTCTTTTTCTTCATCAGATAAACTAGATTCAAATTCTTCAGGTTCTATAGTTCTACCCTGAGCTTCACTTTCAGCTTCAGCCGCTTGCTGTATTGAATAGTAGTAATGATGGTCTGTATTTTCAAGTAAAAAATTTTCTTTATTTTTTTTATCAAATTCTTCGCTTTTTTTAGGGACGACTGTTCTTTCAAATCTTTCCTTTCTTCCTTGCTCTTCTTCTTCTTTAAAAGGGTTGTCAAAAGAATCAAAATCATAATCTCTTTTTGAACCAATAGATTGAGGAATGTGATGGATTTGAGATTCTGGTATCCAAGCAGAAAGTGTTTTTCTAGGCAATTTTTCTTCGCCATAATATCTCATGCCGGTCCAATCATCAGCATAACCTTTTTGTTCAAATTCTTCTTTATCATCTTCATCAAGTTCAGCATCACTACCAACATTTACATTTTGAAAAGATGCAGCCACATCATAATCAGGTGTCCAACCTGATAAATAGTCTTTGTTAAAACCAGAATCTTGTAGCTTATTAAACTCTTCACCACTCATACCACGGTGCATAAGATACATCATTTCGCCGGTTTCAGGGTGTTTTTTGGTTTGTGTAAGGGAAGCCCATTTTGCCAGTTGTCTTGACCTAGCATTTGGGTTCATTTCGGGCATAGTATCTTTAGCAGAAGAAATTTGAGTAGTAGACCAATCTTCTACATCTTTTCTTTCTTCTGGTAGAACATCAGTTTCAGGATTAAAAGACATCTTTCTCTGACGAGAACCTTTTTCTAACTTCTCAATTTGTTCCAAAAGTGATTTGTACATAGTAATATAATATCATTAAATATTGCTTACAAAATATTTGTTATAAAATATTTTTTTGATTTTTTTTACATGCTCTTCTTTTTTAGCCGTAAGTTCCCCAATTCTAGTTTGGTAGACAGCCGGACCCGGATTTGAACTAGATTGAGAAATACCATCGTGTGATACTGATACACTCGTATTAATATTTTGAGCACCTAAATTACCTAAAATTTCAATTGCAGCAATTACGCCAACAAGTTCATTTACAACCATTGGAATCTGACCTTCTTCGGCACATACACCAATAGTATATTCTACTTCCCAATAAGAAGGGACCCAATTAATCCCCCCATTCATAGCAGCAATAAAAGCCAATCCAGCCGCCCCTGTAGGCTGACCTGAAGAAACTCCAGTTGCCCCAACAACTGTTAATGGAATTACATTTACTTGTTTTTGAAAAAAACGAGCTGCCTCAATCCAATCTGGCGGTATTTCAAAAATATTTTTGTTATTAGAACTTTGAATCGAGAGTTTGTCAATTTGAATAATAGGACCTTTATTTGTCATAATATGGATAAAACTTCTATATAACTCTCTATCAAACGGATGTTTTTCTTTAATTTTTATGGGTGTAAGTGGAACATCAATTAAAATTTCAGCTTCACTCATGGCTAAGTTGATTTTGTCTTTTAAATCATCGTCATTATATTGAGAAAGATCAATACCTTTTAAATATCTTGAAGTCAATTTTTCAGGTGTTAAAATTGGCTCAACTCTTTTAATTAAATTACTAATTTTATTGGCTAAGACCGGATATGTCTTATTCCCATACCCTTTGGGGTAATCTTGTTCAGATATAAATGCCATTAACAACCCCCTTTTTTGAAATAGTCAAAATTAGTATTGTTTTTACTTGGATTTGAAAGTTTCCAACTTAAAGTAACTCTTTTTATGTTATTTTTTTTGGCAGCCTCGCTAATAGAGTTAAATATTTTGCCAGTTTTTTTATTTATAATTTTTTTATGATGATTACCAATCCAAGGTTTGCTTTTATTTGGCTCTTTAGTCCATCTAAAATTTGTATTATTTCTATCTCTACCTGATAACTTGTTAGTTAAGCTTTTATAATTCATGCCGCATTCCAAAGCACATTCTTTTGCAGAACTCCATTGTTTTCCAGTTTTTATATTAATAACTTTTTTTTGGTTAGGGTTTTCTTTCCTTTTCTTGGCTATCTTACTTAGTTTTTGCTTAGTTTTGTCGGTTAATTTAGAGTTTAAACCTCCAAACCTATTATTGTAACCGATATTTCTGTCTAAACTATTGTATTTATGTATTAATAACCATTCTTGGTAGTTTAACTCTGTGATATTATTGGCACCACCTATTTCTTCAATAGTAAAATTTTCAATCCCGTATTTTCTCATGGCTTTATGTATAGTCATATTTGATTTTTTAGAATCTGATTTATGTTGTGACCATCTTTTTTTTAGACATTGTATAGTTTGTCCTATGTAAACCTTTTCATTAATTTTATTTGTTATTTTATAAATTAACATCCACCACTCTCCAAGAGATCAACTACAATTGCTTGGTCTACTTTGAATTTGCTTTCAACACCGTCTTCTGTGATAGAAAATTTAACAGCTCCAGAATTTGGAACTTCGTTAGCTGTAAGGTCAATATACCACACTGATTTGTCATCTGCCCATGCTTGAGTTGCAGACTTTACAATTTCTGTAGTTTCATCAATGCTTAAAAATGTTACTGTTACTGAGTCAATTAAGGTAGCTTGGCTTAAATACCTTAAATCATCTTTGAGTTTGTCAACTATTTGAAAATACAAGCGTTGAGCAGAGCCTTCCGCAATATCCCATTGTGATATATATTGAAAACAATTGACATTTGCTACATTTTTTAATAACTTAGCTGATAACTTCATAAAAAACTCCTATCATACTAAAGATTATGACGATTATATGATACTATATATGTGTGAAAAGAAAAATAAGATGTATATATATTGATGGAATTGAAAAAAGTGGTAAAACCTCTGTTACAAGAGAAATACGCAAATTTTTAAAAGAAAAAAACAAAGACCTTTGTGAAATTTATGGTATTAAACACTACCAAGACCATCTTAATATGCAAGATAAAATTTTAAATGATAACAATAACTCTTTTGTTTTGAAAGAGGGTTCCCTTATGCAAGTTTTTTACGATTATGTAAAGCGTGATTTTGGCCCTTCTACCCTTGAAAAAGATTTTAGTTCACTTGTCAGAAAAGAAAAAGAAATTAATCACAATTTTGGTGCCGCACATTTTTTCTTAATTCCTGAAGATGAATTTGCTTTAGACAGAGTTTTTAAAGAAAAAAAACCTCATTACATAATGAATATACTAAATTTTTACAAGAATATCAATCTATATACCTTGACACAAGGTCTTGATATTAGGTTGATATTCTTTAATGAGCACGATAAAATATACGATGTTAGAGATAAAATATTAAAATTATTAAAAAATAATTATGAAATTTAATCTTATTTTTTTCTAACAATTTTTTTTTCAATTGTTTTTATAGTATTTTTAATAAAACCTAAGTCTTTTTTATTATCTTTGTTGGCATCAACATCAGTTTTTTTATCTTTTTTCTTGCTCATATTGGCAATAAGCTGTCGAATTTTTTCAGATTTTTTCATTTACACCTACTTACAGTGATTGAATAGCAGCTACCATAGCATCGTAAGATGTTTTAAATTCGTCAGCAGCATCTTTGCTAGTAAGAGAATGTTCTAGACTATACCTTGCTGACTCGCTCATTTCTTCAGCACCCATATCGGTTTTAGCTTTATCTAAAGCAGCTTGAGCTGCCGGAATACCGGGATCAAGAGGAGGGAGGGAATCAAGAGCAATAAATTTCTCAAGAACATCAGCCATTTTTACAATTTTCTTTGAAAGCTCTTTTCCACTAGCACCATTTCCGTCACCAGCAAGACCAACAAACAACCTTTCTTCAATAGAAGCTTCTTTGTCACGGTCAAGAATATCCAAAATTGCTTGAGCAGCAGCAGCATCTACAGGAGCGGATGTAACCTCTACACGGGCCGCAATTTCGCCACCAACTTTGTCATCAGTCATGGCAAGGTCTAATCTAAATTCAGTATCTTTACTTAGCATTTTTTCCTCCATATAATCAAGATTAAATACTACGATTTTAATTTAAAGATTATTACTAATTACTCTTAATTACTGCCAAAAATTAATAAACCTTTGAAATTAGGCAAATATTTAATTATTGTAAATTTTTTAATTGCAATTAAATAAGGTTGTGATAATATATCTGTGAAATGTAAGAAAGCCAATAGCTTAAGTTAATTAATAATTTTAAAGGAAAAAATGAATAAATACGATAAAGAATTAAAAGCAGCAAGGGCAGCAGCAAAAGCAGCAAGGTTAGCAGCATGGGCAGTAGCAGATTCAGCAGCAGGGTCAGCAGCAGGGTTAGCAGCAGGGTCAGCAGAGCTAGAGTGGCAAATTAATAAAGTATTGGAAGTATTGGAGGGTTAAATTTTTTTACCCCGACATCTAGCATAGGAGGTAATGATGCTAACTGACCAACAGCAACGAATTGTAGAACTAACCAAAGAACGTGAAGCTCTTAAAGAGCGTCTTAAAGAAAGTAAAGAAGAGCTAAATACTCTTCTAGCTGAAACTGGTGTTGGAACCCATTTCCAAGACCCATCTGATGGTACTGTATTTGAGGTAATTGTTCCAACTGGAACTTTTATTTCATTTGATATTATCGGTTACAACCGTACTAAACGTGAAGGTGAAAAAGCCGGAACCCTAAGTATGAAAAAGGCAAAAGAGCTTGGATACGAAATCTGAAATATTGATTAGACTATTAGCAGTATCAATTACGATACTGCTAATTTATGTATTTGATAAATTTTGTGTGGAGAATAAAATATATGAATTATTTTTTTTCAACCCAGACTTTACTAAGAAGGTCTACCAATTGACCGTGATGCCTTCTCATTTCTTCTCTAAGCTGCTCAATTTTTTCAGATAATT